ACGCGGGCACTGGAGCTGCTCGAAAGGAACGGCCAACCACGCATGGGACGTAAGCTATTACCAGTTGGGGCTCGCTGATATGATTGGTATCCGGTATTGGTCGCGGGATGGTGCCACACAGGAACAGGATAGAAAGGGAGAACAATCGGGTTCTGGCAGTCGTCCCGGGGCGCGTGAAAGGAGGTCGAGATGGTAACGGAATACAAGCGGACAGGCCTGATGGGAATGAAAGAAATCTGCGCGTATGTCGGGAAAAGCGTTAATACGGTTAAAACGCTCATTCGTGACGAGGGTTTCCCGGCCGTCCAGATCGGGGGTATGTGGGAAAGTGATTGCCAGATGATTGACCAATGGAGACGAGCCCAGATCGAGCAGGCCGTCAAGCGGAATGATAAATAGCCTCATATCATCATCATATTTTTCAACGTCAAAAACCGTCAGATAGTGCAATCCCCGAAAATGTCGGGTTTAGGGTCTGCCTCAAACAGAGGGAGGCCCTTTTTTATGGCGTTTATCAGCTGGGCGGATACGGCCGCAAAAATCCGTGATGCCATTGCCCGGAACGACTGGACCGCACTCGAGGTTGAGATCCCTGGTCAGCACCGCAGGCGCTTTCGCAGCTGGGAGGAAGTTAAGGATCTTCTGGAGTTTTGCGAGCAGCGAGCGGCGGCCGAAGCCTTTAAGCCTGTCGGGCGAACCATCGCTCGAGCCGGGAGACGCTAATGGGCCTGATACAGCGAATAGGCAACGGCATTGATGCCGTAATAGGGCTGCTGGATCCTGCTGCCCAGCTACGCCGCCAGGTGGCCCGCCAGGGCGTCCGCTCCATGGCTGGCTATAAGGCCGCGCGGCCGCGTTCCGGTGGAGGATGGCATGCCGTTGGCGGCGCAAACGTAAACGATATTATCCGCTTTGCTGCGCCACCTGTTCGCGAGCGAGTAAGGGATCTTGCCCGCAACTTCCCTTACTTTGCCAAAGCCGTGCAGAATCTAAGCGACTTCACCATAGGGGGCGAGGGTATCCGCCTCATGAGCCAGGTTAAGACCCCGGACGGCAAAGTGGACGCAAAGCTCCGCCGGTTATTCGAGGATCTCCATAAATCCTGGATGGACAAGGCCAGTGTGTGCGGAGATCTGCATTTTGTTGAGCTGCAGGAAATGGCAGACCGGCAGTTGTCCGAATGTGGTGAATACCTGTTTATTAAACGCAATATCAAAGGGGCTACGCCGATTCCTTTCCGCCTCCAGCCTATGGAGCCGGATCGGCTTTCATCTATCGGCACCCGGCCGCAGGCTGGCAATCTCATCCATGAGGGGATCGAATACGATGAGAGCACCGGCAGGAGGATCCGGTACTGGTTCCAGCAGGATGGATACATCCGCAAGCCTATAGCTGTGCCCGCCGATGACGTTATCCACGGCTACCACGCCCGCCGCCCCGGCCAGCTTCGAGGCATATCCGACTTTGCGCCCGGCATATTGGTTGCCGAGGACCTGGACGATTTTGTGGCGTCCGAGCTGGACGCGGCAAGGCTGGCCAGCAAGTGGCTGGCCTTTGTTACCACCTCGGACTCTGGCCAGTTCCAGCAGCTACGCACCCAGCAGGGAACCGGGCCAGACCTGAACAAGCGTATTGAAAACCTGGAAACGGGTATAATCGAATACCTTCGCCCCGGTGAGGATGTGCAGTTTAATGCCTCCAGCCGCCCGGGGGTGACGTTTGAACCCTTTGTAGGGCTGCTGCTGCGCATGATCGCCGTATCCGCAAATGTGCCTTACGAGCTGCTAACCTCGGACTACCGAGGCCTCAACTATTCCAATCAAAAGGGGCTGCGCTCTGACTGGCGCATGCACCTGCAGCCCAGGCAACGCCGGCACTGTCGCCGCCTGCACAACCCCGTGTATGACGCCGTGCTCTTTCAGTTTGCGCTGCAGAAGCGCCGCCCCGGTATGCCGCTGGACATGGTGACGAAGTTTGAGAACTACGCCCGCCGTGCCTGGTTGCCTCCCGGAATGGAGTCTACAGACCCGCTCCGCGAATCCAAAGCGCATATCGATATGGTCAGCTCCATGGTGATGAGCCCGCAGGAATGGTGCATGTCGCGTGGCCGAGACTACGAGGATGTGCTCGAGGAGATCTTCGACTTTACGGAAGCCTGCAAAGAGCGCGGGCTGGAACCCAAAACGGTCAAATCAACACTGGCCAGCAGCCCCAGCGCTTTGGGCGCTCCGGAGGGAAAATAGATGCCCAACCTTACTACGCGAAAAGCCCCCGTGGGCGGTGTATCCGGATCCGGAGCCCCTTCCACGCTCGACGAGACAACCCGCAGCGTTGACGTTGTTTGTGCAACGGAGGCCCCTGTGCCTGTGTACGACTGGCAGCGTTGGGAGGTCGTAGACGAGATTCTGCTTATGTCCGGCTGTGAGATTCCGGAAAGCCGCAAAATACCGCTTGTTGATTCCCACTATCGAGGATCCACGAACAGCTTACGCGGTTCTGTGCGAGATCTACGCATTGAGAACGACCAGCTTGTGGGCCGGGCCCAGTACAGCGAGACGGCGGACGAGTCTTTCAAGAAAGTGAAAGAGGGCCACCTGGATAAGTTCAGCGTGGGCTATCGCGTACTTGAATCCGTATGGGTTGAGGCCGGCACTACGGCCACAGTAAATGGCCGGCAGTTTACCGGCCCTGTCAAAGTTGTAACCAGGTGGCAGCCGAAAGAGCTGTCCGAGGTTGTGATCCCCGCAGATGAAGCGGCCAGCGTTCGTGCTGCCGCAGAACATAACCATGCCCAGGAGGCACCTATGCCCAACAAGGAAAAGGAAAATAAGGACGGCCAGGAGCAGCGCAGCGCCTCCACCCAGGCAACCGCTCCGGCCACTGCAACCGCCGCCCCCGGCGAAAACCTGGAAGAGATCCGCGCCAACGCCGCAAAAGCCGGCGGCGATGCGGAACTCTCCCGCGTGAACGAAATTATGGCCATCGGCGAACGCGCCGGCATGTCTCTGGAAGATATCCGTGAGGCCTGCAGAAACAACACCACCGTGAACGACTTTGGCCGTATGGTGATTGAAAAAGCGTTCCCCGACACTGACGGCCCCGGCCACCGTGCGGATGTTGTAACCGACGAGCGCGACAAGGTCCGTGCTGCGGCCATTGACTCGCTGGCCATGCGCGGCGGGCTTGATGTGGCCGCCCCTGCTGCCGGCGCTGTTGATATGATGGGTTATTCCCTGCGTGAGCTGGCCCGGGAACTTTTGGGCCGCGCAGGCCAGCGCGCAACCGGCAATATCTTGGACATTGTGGGCCGCGCGCTCACGTCCTCGGACCTGCCTGTCATTCTCGGCACCGTGGCCAACCTTTCGTTGATGGAAGGTTGGGAAAGCGAGCCTGATACCTATTCCGTATGGACCGGTGATGGCTCCGTCTCCGATTTCAAGCTCAACACCATGGCCCGCCTGGGGGGATTCTCCGATCTGGAGAAGGTCAACGAGCGCGGGGAATACACGCATGGCCAGCTTGCCGAAGAGTCTGCAACCTATAAGGTTGACACCTATGGCAAGATCCTGGCGCTGACCCGCCAGATGATTATCAACGACGACCTGGACGCCCTGACCACCGTTCCGCGCGAGATGGGCGAAGCAGCCCGCCGCCTGGAGGCGGATCTGGTCTATGCTCTCCTGCTCTCCACAAAGAACCTCCCCGACGGTAAGGCCCTGTTCCATGCCTCGCGCGGCAACCTGCTGGACGCTGCAGGCATTACCGTGGAATCCATCGACAAGGCCAAGCAGGCAATGCGCAAGATCAAGGATATCGACGGCAGCAAGCGCCTGAACATTGTGCCCGGTTTCATCATTACGCCTACTGATCTGGAGCTTTCCGCCGCTCAGATCCTTGCCTCGGCTGTTGTCGGCACCCAGGCGGCCCCCAACCTGGTTAACCCGCTGCGCGGCACGATGACGGTTGTCAGCGATACCCGCCTGGACGATGTGCCCGCATGGTATACGGCCGCGCCCAAGGGCAAGACTATCAAGCGTTATTACCTGAACGGCGTCAAGCTGCCCCGTATGGAGCAGAAAGCCGGATGGACCGTGGACGGCGTGGAGCTGAAAATCTCCCACGACGTGGGCGTGGCCCTGACCAGCTGGCGCGGGCTCAACAAGACCCCCAAGGCATAAGGAGTAACAGACATGGCAAATAACTTTATCCAGGACGGCAACGTCGTCGAGCTGACCAATAGCACCGGCGCTGATGTGCTCTCCGAACAGCCTTTCGTTGTGGGGTCCATGGTTGTGGTCGCCTGCGTGAATATCGCCAACGGCGAATCCGGATCCTGCGGGCTGGAAGGTGTTTGGGCGCTGCCTAAAGAAAGCACCGTCGTCTTCGCGGAAGGGGACAAGGCCTATCTCTCCGGTATTGGAGAGCTGAACAAGACCAACACTAACCCCTTTGCGGGCTATGTTGTCAAGGCCGCCGGTGCCGGGACTCTTGAGGTCCGCGTCAAGCTGGCCCGATCCTAGTTACCTCCTCCTCATTCCTGGCGGGAGGGGCCCCTGCCCTCCCGCGCTTCAAAGGATCTGACATGCAGCAGCAGGACCTCGGCCTTTTCCTTGGCGGATATTTGCGAGAGATGGCCGCACACTTCCCCGAAAAATTGACCCTTTCAGGCCTCGCCGGCTTTATCGGCGCTCTGATGGGCGGCACCGGCGCGGCGGTCAATGTGCTTGTGATGCTGATGACTGTTGATTTCGTCCTCGGCTTTTGGCGCGCCTGCCGGCTGCAGGCAGTGAGCGCCAGCAAGCTCAAGGCGGGCTGCCTCAAATATGTGTTTTATGGCCTGTCCATAATCGTCATGGCCGGGGTTGATTTCGTGGTGGGGCAAGACGTGCCCGTCAAGCTGCCGCTGCGGGATCTGTTTGTCGCATACCTCTGCATATCAGAAGGGCTTTCCGCGTTGGAGCATCTGGCAT